GTCGAACAACATATAATCAAGCGAAGCTCGGTATATTACAATGAGCTTCAAGACCTGTTGCATAAGTGTAAAAACTTATACAACAAAGGGTTATATGTCGTTCGTCAATATTATTTCCAGTATAATGATGATAATACCGTTAAATATAAATACCTCAACTACTATTCTCTTGAAAAGAAGCTAAGAACAGAAAACGATGTAGACTATCGTGCTTTACCATCATCTGTAGCCCAACAGGTATTGATGATGGTCGACCAGAATTTCAAATCCTTCTTCAATCTTCTTAACAAGAAGGGTAGAGGTGAGTATTCTGAGAAAGTAAGAATACCTAAGTATCTTGATAAAGATGGGATGTTTATGGCTGTTTTCCCGACAACAGCCTTTTCTCAGAAATGGATAAAACAAGGTATTATTAAGTTACCAAAACAATTCTCTTTTACCATAAGGACTAATAAACAAAATGTCCAACAACTTAGGTTTATCCCTAAGAATGGATATATTATGTTTGAGATTGTGTATAATAAGAAAGAGAAAGGTCTTATGTATGATAACGGAAATTATCTTGGTATTGATCTTGGACTTAACAATTTAGCGTCTTGTGTATCAAATACCGGTTCTTGCTTTATCATCAACGGTAAGCCTCTAAAATCTATCAACCAGTATTATAATAAAAGATTAGCATATTTAAAATCTAAATTAAAAGGTAATAAACAAGTATCAAGACAAATAAGATCGTTAACCAACAAAAGGAATAACAAGATCAAGGATTATCTGCATAAAGCTAGTAGGGTATTGATTAATCATGTAGTTTCCAATGGCATTAATACGATCGTAATCGGTCATAATAGATGTTGGAAACAAGAGATCAATATCGGAAAGCGAAACAACCAGAACTTTGTATCTATCCCTTTTAATATGTTTATCTCAATGATATCATATAAAGCTACACTTGAGGGTATTAATGTTAAGATCGTTGAGGAATCCTATACCTCAAAATGTAGTTTCTTGGATAACGAGCAGATTTGCAAGCATGAGGGATATGCTGGAAGACGTATCAAACGAGGATTGTTCAAAACATCTTCCGGTAGTATTATTAACGCCGATATCAACGCCGCATTTAATATCATCAGAAAATCGGCAAAAGAAGCCTTCGATGTAAGCACCTTACCAGGAGGTAGAGGGTTTTGGTGGAACCCGGTACGGATTTCCGTATAGATATATACCATTTTACGATTTCAGTGTAAAAAGGCATATAATCACCTATATCTAATCAGTTTAGTGTTATATTTGCGAAGTAATTAAACGTTTTAGATATGAAAAGATTGTTATTTTTATTTGCTATGTTATTGACGCCGTTCGCTTTGATGGCGCAAGAGGTAATCCCATCAGAAGGGGCTATCACTATTGATTTAACTACCTTCACCGGCATCATGGCTTTCGTCACGATGTCAGCTACGCAGTTAGCCAAGGTTGTGCCGTATATTGACACCCATAAGTGGGCTAAAGTCCTATCCGCCGTAGTCATAGGTATGCTGGTTTGTATATTAGCGTGGCTACTAAAGGTGTCTCCATTGCTTATAGGGAGTGAATGGTGGGAAGCTTTATTATATGGAGTGGCTGTAGGTCTCAGTTCTGCCGGTTTCTATGATTTGGTTAAGGCTATAGGATCACTGTTTGTAAAAAGGATCTAGCATCTTGTAATTATTTGAGATATGTAAAATTTCAAGATTTTATTATCTATGATATAGGCTATTATATTTTGTAATAATATTGGTATTGCTTATATTTGTGCGCCTACCTACTCATCACGAGCGGATAGGCGCATTTATTAATTAAAAACTTTTAGTAAAGATATGAAAAGTAATTTGATTTTATCATCAGAGAGCAGGGAATTATTAGGTAGGAACATTTCTGTTATGTCCAAGGACGGGTTTGTATGCATAACGGAAGTTATGGAAGCCTTGAATGAAAAACGTAAATCTATGGGGTTGGAGTCTAGAAGGCTTGATCATTTGTTTGCTACTAATGGATTTCAGGAAAAGATGAAAGCTCTTGTTAGGGAGCTGAGTATTAATGATATATGTACTGTAAGAAATCTTACGGTACAAAACCATGAATTGAAAATCAATAAGATAACCGATCTCAAAAAATACGGAATGGCTTACCGAAGAGGAAAGGGAGAGGGTCAGAAATGGTATGTAAATCCGTATTTTTTTGTTATGGTAGCATTGGAATTGGATCCAGAGATATACGCCAAGGTGATAATATGGTTGCATGATGGATTCATAGAGGACAGGAATGCCGCTGGCGAGGCTTATATCAAGATGAGTTCGGCCGTCGCCAGGTTGGTTAGCGACAAGAGTCAGTTGTCTGATAAGATATCAAGGGTAGCTAAGGCTATTAATTTTATCGTCTTTAACAAGCATGAGAGTGGGATAAGGAATACGGCCACAAAGAATCAGTTAAACGACATAGTAGCTGTAGAGAATGTTATCACCGGGGTTATAGATGGTGGCTTTATAGATACTTATGATAAACTTATAGATTATCTTGGTCATGAGTGGAAAAAGAAGTGGAGCAATCCTATAACGTGTTTAAAAGATTGATATTAAAAAGACTCATCGTTGTGAAATGATGAGTCTCTATTTTTTTAAACTATCTTTGTGTCAGAACGAAATTAATTTGATATGAGCAAGTATGTAATCAAGAGGAAGATACCTAAATATCAAGAGGCCGGGGAAGTTGATCCTGTCATGCCCGGTAATGTTGTTGGTCTTCAGGGTATTGGAGTGGAGCCTTTGGTTTCGTCTACCCAGATAGGATTTGATATTCAGTATCCTGATATTAATACCATTGATACAAGTGATTTGAGCGCTTTGGTTGAAAGTAATAAGAAGGTTGATAAGTCTGGTAGTACGGATGTTTTTGATTTTACCACCATCCCTTACTATGGAGCTGATGATATAGGGTCTAGATTCACTCAGATGGGTCGTGGTATAGGTCGTATGAGAAGTGAGGGATATGGAGATTTATCCACTAGGGCTAAAACGGCTAATACGATAACCACCATAGCCTCAGGAATTAGTGGTATCATGGGATTGGCTCGTAACGTGGTTTCTGGGATAGCGTCTGAGAAAGGTACTCGTACCAATATCAGGTTGGCTCAGGAGCGTGAGGCCAGACAAAGAAGGCAATCCCAGATGCAGTACAAGGATGGCGGGGGCGTTTATCTAGGACCTAATAATAGGTTTGATAGCGGAAGCCTTACCGGTGAGTATCTGTATCCGTTACCTAAGTCGATGGAAGATCAAGCCAACGTAGAGGTCGAGAAGGGTGAGTACGTGACGCAGCCCGGAGAGGCGCCGATGGAGGCTATGGGGCAGAAGCACGCCGATGGTGGAACCCCCGTTTCCTTGGAGCAGGGAACGAAGGTTATTACCGACGACACAACCATAGAGCCGGATTTCGCTAAATACATCAGAGATACGTATGGGATCAAAGCCACGCCTAAGGATACGTATGCTACGTTAATGGACAGGTATAAGGCTAAGATCGGTCTTAAATCGGCTTACGATGATCAGAAAAAGGCGCTGGAGAAGCTGAAGAAAAACGATAAGATAGATGACGAGAATACAAGGCGTTTAAACGCCTCCGTATTATCTAAGGCTATAAATGATAGCAACGATACCGTTAATGGATTAGAGGGAAGATTTACGGACTTCGCTAATGTCATATACAAGGAGCAGGAAGACCGGAAGATGAAGAAGGATGAGGATACGTATTTCGCTAAGGGTGGTGAGATAGATAACATCATATCCAGATCTATGAAAGAATACGGTCTTACGGAGGAGGATATAGCTGAGGCTAAGAAAGAGCTGCTTAAGAAAGTGGCTGGTATTCGTCAGAAGATGGAGAAAGGTGGTAGTTCTTTATTCGATTACCTACTTACTTTCCGTCCCGTAGAGAACAAGTACAATAATAAGGATAACACGTTTGGGTATCAGCGTCAGGGTCAGGATGGCTCTTATGGCGGTATTAATACCGATGAGAGACTGGAGTATTATAAGACGTTCATGCCTTTGGCTTACGATGCTTATATGAGCGCTCCGAAGGCTACTGCTGCCAAGGCTCTTCAGGATGCTATATACAACACTACTGGTGGGTGGATGGGCTTGGCTACGGCGGAAAACCCGATCATCGCCAACGCAGAGGCACTTCGGGATTACACGACGCTCGTTTCTTTTGGCGGTGAGGATAGCCAAGGTAATTACCCGGAAGACAAGAAGGCCGCATATCATGATAGAATGAGAGATAATAAGTTTGGTCAATATTCGTCATCTCGTCCTATGATTGGTTTGGATGTAGTTACAGAGGATCAACATAAAGCTCTTAATGACGCTGGTATCACTCATTTCAGTCAACTGTTTTCTGACAAGAATAAAGATATTGTTAATAAGATCCTTGGGGAGGATATGCTTAAGATGCAGGCGTTAAGATCCATGAAAGGCATGGAAGGTCTTGATTTTATACTTGACCCGCATAAGGTGGCTCCCGGTCCTATGGATATAGGTGATGTGGAGGATCCTGATGTTAAGCTGGATATGCCTGAGCTGATTGATCCTAATACACTTCCTAAAACCAACACAAATGCCGGTAAGTCGAACGGCGGCAATGGAGGCAGGAATATAGTAGGTGGTGGTCTTGACTTTCCTGAGGTGTTCAGGATGACTCCGGGAGCCGTGACAACGGAAGGTCTGGAAAGACATTACGCTCCTACCGTGGACCCGGTGTTGAGATCGGCTGATCAGTATATGGTTGAGGCTAATCGTGCTTTCCAATCACAATTGGATCAGATGGGTAATGTCCCGGATTCCCAGAGAGGGGCTTTATCTTCCAATTTACAGGCTATCATGAGTTCCAATATAGGTAAGTATATAAATGAGGTAGAACAAGGGAATGTGGCTCAAAGGACTTGGGCTGATAATGTCAATTCTCAATCATGGGCGAATACTTACGACAAGAACATAGCCCAACGTCAAGCTTATCAACAACGGATATTGCAGGGATTGGCTATAAATGACGAGAACTGGGCTAGGTATTTCGATAGCGTCAATGATGAGATTCAGCAGAAGTGGAACACGGCTACGACCATGAATACATTAAGATCTATATTTGGGGATGTTAAGATTGGTCCCAATGGCCAGTTGATCGCAGACCCTCAAGGAGATATATTAAGTTACAGGAGATTATATCCTGCTCAGGAAGTAACTAAAGGCAAAAAGGGATAAATAATGGCTTCACAATACAGTATATTAAGGAATTACGGTAAGTACGTATCACCCTACAACATGGATGTCATGATGCAGGGTATGGGATACATGCAGCAGAAGATAGATACCAATCGGCAGGCTATAAATGAGTATGCTGATTATATTATCAATTCTGACATTATAAAACCTCAGGATAGGGAATATCTTCAGAATAGGTTAAATGGATTGATACAGGATGTGAATAACGTGTATCGTAAATCCAATCTAGCTTCTGATGGTATAGCTAGAAGCATACAAGCCCGTCTTGGAGAGGCTTTAGATACCCGTGTATTGAACGCTATCGCCGGTACTAGGGAGTATAGGTCTTTCTCTCAGAAGATCGAAGATATGAAGCTTAATAATCCTAAGCAATATAGTGCCATAAATGAGGCTGTGGCCTTAATGCCGTTTTATGAATGGGTTAATGATGGTCAGGTTGGTACAAGGATGAATCCTATTCATTACACTCCTTATACGGATTACAATGAGGAGATGAATAAGATGATGAAGGATTTCGTCAGTCTTAATAAGGGAAAGAAGTTTTCTGTTCCTGAGGTAGTGGATGGCAAGCCTACTGGTAGGATGAGAGATATTACTGTTGATGAGATGAGTCGATCTCAGATTAGAGCGATAGCCGCTAGATCTATATCCCAGAACGCTAAGGCTCAGATGCAGATAGAGGGTCAGTATTTGGCTGCCACTAATCCCGGTATGTTTAGTGGCATGACTACTGATCAGTTCGTTAATAAATATGTTTCCGGTTTTGACGCTGAGGAGAGCGCACTCTTAGCCAAACTCAAAGGGGCCGAGGCCAGCCCTTCCGCTAAGGCGGCTATTGAGGCGTCACTACAGGAGGTCCGGGAACAGCGCCGTGCGTTAGTGGAGGAGGCTACTTCCTTTATTGGCAATAATATGAACCCGGCTAGAGCGGGGGAGTTTATTGTACGTAATGAATTTCTTGATGGTGTATCCGCTAGATGGTCGTATAACAACTCATCTGAGAACTACATCGCTGATGATTATTACTTTAAGATGAGAGATCTTGATTTCAAGGAGAGAGAGTTCTCGTGGAGGCAGAAATCAAAGGAGATAGATCAGAATCTTAAGCTTAGGGAAGTAATGTCCAAGGAAGCTGGTAATAGCTCTAATATCCCTACAGGTGTTATGATTGAGCTGGAAAAGGTTCAGCCTAATGTTACTCCTGAGAATATATTTGACAATCAATATATTCAGAATGAGAATAATATATCGACAGGTGAGAAGGATTTAATATCATCCATAAATCCTGTTGATCTACGAGGCATAGAGAACGATATACAAAACAATCCTTCTATATATCATGGTGGTGTTAATAGCGAGAATATTATGGCATGGATCACTAATAATGGCGGTGCGTCAAGTTCTGTATTATCATCAACCCCAAATATGGTGAATAAATACGAGGCTCTTATGGCAGCGAATGATAATAGGAATAGGTATGGTAAGATCATGGATGAGGAAGTTGATTATCTTACAAATGCCTTTGATGTCGCTACGGAAAATATCCTTAATGATGCTGTAAGGGATCAGGACTATGTTACTGGAGGTATTGATACATATACTGACAATGGTATGGTTAATGCGAGGGATGTTGGTAAGAATGGAGCTATTATTGGAGGGAAAGAGTATTCACCAGAAGATGCTTTAAAGGTTTCCGCTATAGCTGGATTGATAAGCGAGAACATCAACTATGCGGATAGATCTATAGCTAATACGGAGCTGATGAGATCTTATATAAATTTGTTAAATAGATATTCAGGAGAAAATTTCACTCTGGAGGATATAAATGATATAGCTAAAACTTATAGTCGTGTAGACAATCCGGTAATGAATAGCGATAATGTCGATATGACTAGTAGGGATAAAATGATCAAGATCTTAGGTAAGAATATGTCTAGAGCTGACGGCCCTACGCTTAGAAGAGAATGGTCTTCATCTAATATAGGTCGTAATATAGCTAAGGCTATTCAGGATTCTAAAATGGTCTATGAAAGAAGATATGACGAGTTTGCTCCAAGATCATGGTCGTTCTCTAATTCTACCAATGCCTCTAAAGAAGATAGGCGTATGCATGCTAAATTAGAGAGTCTGCTTTTGTCAAGAGCTGGTTTCTTGAATAAGGGTAAAGATAGCAGGCTTAATAATTACATATTGTATGCTCGTCCTACGGATAATCCCAATACATTTGATTTGGTAGCTATGGCTGGCGGGAAAAATATCGCTACGGTTCAAGTTACTAAAGAGGAATTAGATAGTATGGGGTATAGTTTGTACGAAAGGGAAAGGAATGTAAGATCTGAAGATTACGAATCTAAGATCATCCCTGTATCTTTTTCTGCCACGACCAATAGGCCTTATCAGAAATGGGCGCAAGCTAATTCACTTGGCGCTTTCGCTACTATCGAGAATGCGGCTGAGGAGGCTTCTAGGATGGTTGATAAGTACAATATTCAGAACAATGAACTAGCTACATCCGAGCTTAATAAAAGAGCTATTAGGATTATTAATACGGTTTTAAGAAATTACAAATCGTATGATGTTAAAGCCAAGGGCTTTCCTGGAGGTGTTGAGGTTGGCGTCTATTTTCACGGGCAGGCTAGGACCGGGACACCTCTAAAGGTGTTGGAATATAATACTGATTATGCTGATAATATCATGAAGATTATAAATATGTGTCCTCAGATGTATCTTACCCAAGCCGTGGTTGAGGCTATCAATAAAGACGTTATTGTTAAGGGTAGAGATATTAATGAGCAGCACTCTGATCTTAGCAATATTCTTTCGGTGTTGGATAAAGAGACTATGGATAAAATAGATGGAAAAAATGAGCAATAATAATAACGATATAGGGAATGTGATGAAGAGTCAGGGATATTATGTCCCTACTCCATCAATTCCATCTCCCATGCCTTCTAAGGATAATATTTCTTCTATCCCTATACCTGTTGGCATGCGCGGTTCATCGGATATGGATAATGATGTTTTGTCTAGAGAGGGAAGCAGGAGTATTCCATCATTAGTAGAGGGTATAAAAAATTCCGTAGAGACATCTTATCATGATGATGTAAAAGCAAGGAATCCGCTTTTTCAGATGATAAACGAGACGGGTATTCCTAAGGGTAATTATGATATAACTGGAAGTAGGATCAACCTTCGTGATTCAAGGTATAGGCTGTCAACAGGTGAATGGATTCCAAAATACGAGAGTTATATCAATAATGTGGATAATGATGATCGTCTATCGAGAAGTCAAAGTGGTTGGGAGAAAACTTATAGAGGATTAGGTAAGTTTATTTATAAGTCTGCTTTGTATGGAATAGGTGGAGTAGGTCAGTCTGTTTATGGATTAAAGGAGCTTGTTACAAAAGGGACGTTATCAGCTATGTATGATAACAGTTTTGCCAGATGGTTGGATGATATGGATAAGCGTGGTGATTATACGCTTAATCATTATTACAGTAAGGAGGAGCGAGATGCTGGATTTCTTAAAAGTATGTTTACAACCAATTTTTGGACAAATGATCTTTTGTCAGGAGCTGCATTTACGGCTGGAGCCGTTTTGTCATCTTACGCCTTCGCCGGAGCTGGTCTTATGAATGCCGCTCGTATGGGGGCTAGAATAGGTGCTACGATTGCCGGTATGGGGAAGGCTGTTTCTGCTACAAAGACCGGGTTTAATGCTATGCTAAGAGCTGCCCGCATAGGACGAGGCATAGGTAAGGGGCTGGACAACCTGACCTTTATCGGTACGTCAACGCTTTGGGAGGCTTCGGTAGAGTCAAGGAGTGGGTTGATGGAATCTGAGGAAAACTTCAAGCAGGCTTACAGGAATGCCTATGGTAGAGAAGCCTCATATGAGGAACTCATGAAGTTCAGAGCTGATAATGCTGATGCCGCTAACGCTATATTCGCTGCCAATATCGGTATCCTTACGTTATCCAATATAGCTATGTTCGGTGATATGTTTGGCATGGATCTGGGCGTTGATAAGTTCATAAAACGAAATATATTTGGTGTAGGAGCCGAGAGGATGGATAATGGAACATTGAGGATCATAACGCCTAAGAAATGGCAGAAAATAGCCGGGAATACGTTCAATATTATCAAACGTCCGGTATCTGAGGGTCTGTATGAGGAAGGTCTTCAGGGAGTGGCTAGTAAATCCGCCGAGGATTGGGTAGAATCAAGATACAATCCTATGGCTATTCGTCAGAATATAGGCTATATGGAGGCTATAAAGAACGGGTTCAAGGAGACTTACGGATCTAATCAGGGATGGAAGGAAATCGGCATCGGTATGATTATTGGATCGGTTATGGGTGGAAAGACTATTGGGGGTATAAAGGAATGGAGCCAAGACATGTCCCGGAACAAGGGGATGGTGGAGGCCTACAACGCCAATGCCGGCGCCTTGACCACCGCCGCTGTCCGTGCTATTCGTGGCAGTATGGCTCTTAACGCTCAATTATCTGGTGTAGACACATCGTACGAGAGTGATGGTAGGATCATAAATAAGGATTTTAGTGACGCCGTATTCAATCGTCTCCGTTATGATTCGGAGATGGGGATGTTGGATGATACCAAGGAGAATTTCAGGACGGTAGTCGAATCTATACCTAATAGCGATATAGCGTCCGATATGAATATGACGGATGAGCAGGTTAATGAGTATAAAGCCGATCTTGTCAACGAGTTTAATAAGAAGGTGGATAATTTTACCATGGCCAATAGGTTCGCCGACTCCCTTACCGATGGTATATCCAATAGGTCGTTTAACGCCTATATCTCCAATATGGCTTATAATGGCCTTGAGGCGAAGGATAATTTGAACGATATAGCCAATCAGTTAAGAAGGATATACAATACGGATATAGGTCCCGCTCTTGATATATATTCTCGTCTTAATCCTGATTCGAGCAGGGATCTTGAAGAATTAAGGAAGCTTACGGATGATATACAGAGGATGGAGAAGAATATCTTGAGGCTTCAACAAAGTGTCGCGTCGAAGGACGCTCTTGAATCTGATAAGGCTAGGTTGGTCAAGGAGAATGATAGGCTTCTTAAATTAACAGAGGATAGGATCGCATTGGAGAGGAAATTAACTACGTTAATTAACTCAGAGGCTGATATATCTAAGTTGTTCTTAAATAGAAATGATTCAAGGATCAGTGCCGCTGATCTTATGGCGGCTTATGATACTATAGCTGATTTTGAGAACGTCGTATCTATCCGTGGGGTTGATAATTATAAGGAGGCTATGGCATTGCTTAGTGAGTATCGTCATAATCTTGTGGCTTATAAGAATATAAACGAGTCTCTTCGTCGTATGCGTGACAGAAGATTCATCCGGGCGCAGGAGCGCGGGTTCATGAAGATATTATCGAACGTATGGGGTAAGACTTATGAGGAGGATGATAGCAAGTATGATTTCAGGAATACTGATAATCCTGATGCCAATGATCTTTACGCCAACGACCAAGCTATAGACAAGGCTTACCAAGATGGTCTTATAGGGGAGGATGAGGCATTTATGTTCAAGACATATAATCATATGATAGCCAGATCTATGGAGAACGAGATTAAGACCGATGAAGGTAATATAGTCGAGAGGGTTCCTGATGATGAGGATATCATAAATCCTTCTGACGATAGAATCAATAATATAGCTATAAAGATATGGAACGGTAATGAGGATGTCTTATCTCCTAGGGAGAGACAGATATATGATAATAACAAGCCTCGTGTCGATAGTCTAGTTAACGGGTTTGGGGATAATCCTATTTCAAGGATCAATAAGGCTAGATCGATAATAGATAGATTGAAGATCCATGATAATATTTATGATAATATCAAGGACGCTGTTGATGATATTGTAGATATGAATATCAATGGTCTTGATCAGGATCAGATCAAAGAAGCTATAAAGACTTATAATGATCTTATGAATGAGGCTGACAATGGCAATGAGATTGATCAGGATAAGCTTAATGAGGCTATTGATATTATCAATAACTATTCTGATGATCCTCTTCTTCAATTCGTGGAATGGATGAGGTTGTATGATAATGGAAGTATAGCTGTCAAGGATTACGATAAATCCATACCTATGGGTGATGTCCTCACAGAGAGCGAACCCGGGACATCCACCGGCAGGACGGAAGTTAACGCCGCCCAGAACCCGGTGGTGTTGATGGCCCAGAAGAGAGAGATCGGTGGGGTCATGTATTATGAGGTAGGAGGAATGAGGCTTGACAGGTTTATGGCGGGATCCGGGCTTAAGGCTCTCGTCACGCCCGGTGAATATGTTATGGATGATAAGATGGTGATGGATTTTACTGATGGGACGAACATGTTCAGCGTTATTGAGTCCAAGAATCATTCAAGATGGATGATTAGTGAGGATGACGCTCAGGCTTTCGAGAACGCTACCGGTGTCATACTGGGGCGGCAGACCGCCTTATCGACCTCCAACTGGTTCATGGTGTATCGCAAGGGTCAGGATGGGTCTATTGTCCCTTATTATACGGGTGATACGTTTGGATCTAACAACGAGTCGGTGAATCAGGAAGCAGCGGCTAGCCTTCGCAAGGGTGATATGGTAAGGTTTAAGATGGATATGTCAGATCCATACACCAAGGGACTGTATGATAAATACAATAGACTTAACGCCGTTGATCCTAATTCTGATGAGACTAAGTCGGCTTACAGAGAGCTGGTTGATAATATGGTTATTAAGATCGTGGATAGCGATGGCAATTTCGTCTCGGTACTGAAAGCCAATGACCCGGACTCAAAAGGAAGTAACGCTGATTTAAGGAGTATGGCCTTTGAGTTGTATAGGGATAATGTGGGATCTGTCGCTGGCGAGATTGATATACCGTTCGTAGGCGCAGTCACCAGTGTTTTGCCAGGAAGACCTAATTTTAGCATAAGTGATGATAATGGTACGTTGATGGTATCCGAAAATGACTTTACCAATGAGACGGTTGGTAAGGTCGAGAGCGTAGGATATATAGAGAACGGGGAGGTTACGATGAGAGATAATATTAAGTATAACATATTCCCGTTCTGTACGGCTATCGTTAGGGACAAGTATGGTAATTATAAAAATTCGCGTATCCCGGTTGTGGCTATAAAGACAGGAAATGGAAGAAATTACCTGTACCCCGTAAGATTGAAAAATCAGGATATATCATCATTTTCATCTATGATCGGATCGATGGCTGATAGGATTATGGATGGTCTAGGCGGAGGCGTAAGTATTGATGATATAATGGATCTTAATAACGCTATAGCCAGATCCGGGTTGGATAATAAGACATATATGATTCCGTTGACGGGAGACGTGGATGTTATCAAGAAACGGCTAGGGGCTGTCAAGGAAGCGGCTAGTAAGATGCCTATGACTACTGACGTAAGAGGATGGATAGGCGATTCCATGACTAAGGAGGATATTTTGATGAATGACGTTACGATCAACATCGATCTTAATAACGATCCTTTCATAGCCCCTAAGTTCAGGATGAGTATCAGGAGGGATGAGACGTTCTTCGAGGAGGTTGTGACCCCGTTCGGCAGCCAGTCTGACCTCCAATCGGGGTCCGCCTCGCCCGCGAAGGCTGCTGAGGATAGGTCTTTGGTTTCCGACGGTAACGTAGTATCCGGAGAAAACGAGGCGGAAAATCCTTGCTAAATTAAATATCTTGACTTATCTTTGCGGCGTCAGTCCATCACCTGACGAGTAAGATATTTAAAAGTTGGTCCCTGTCGGGTGTGTGATGGCCCCGGTGGGGACTCTTTATATTATGCAATTAGATGCTTTTTTACACCGGAAAATTATGCAAGACCTACGCATCCAGCGAGTAAAGGTCTTGATGATGTTATACACCAGTAACTATTTTGTCGATGTCAGACAAAAGCAGTTGCTTGATCATACATACGCCTTAAGCAGGGATCAGGCTTTTGATTATATGACTGAGTTCAACAAAAGGCTTAGTGATAAGGTGGGTATAAAATGTACGATGGATATCCTTCTACCTACCGATGACGATAACGCTAATATCATAATCGAGTACAATGGTATCATCAAGAAGCTGATGAAGGAGGCCGAGAAGCTGGAACTTGACACTGACGCCATTAAGGAAATGATGCGTGATCTTCTTAATGAGTTGAAGGATGATATTGATCTTAATATCCTGATATTTGACGTAACCCAGTTACTTATAAAATACAATCTATTTAGGTTGGATGCCATAACCGAGCGGGAGTTCAAGGACTCTTTCGTCAGGATGGATAGTAGGAATATGGAGATAAAGAAATTAACTTTATCTGATATCAAGAAGGTGGTGATGATGATGGAGATCAGATATAATCGCTTTGTATGGTGAGAGAAGATAAATGAGAGTCATCGGTGGAGTAATATCTGCAATAATATATAAAACGTTAAACAATGTTTGAGTTTTATATATCCAGTTTACTGGCCGGGTATTAGCCTAAGTCTTGAAATAGAGGCTACGTTATTGGAGAATATATAGTTACCTACGGATGTTTATCCAAGTCCGTAGCTCTAAGGTAGGTGATTAAACAGGGATCGTATTTGGGTTCCAGTGTTGCCTATATAAAACCTTCAATAACATTGGCGATGGGTACTAACAGGGTTTTTACCCTGACTTATGTTGAATAAACATTGAATTAGTTTGTAAAATGGTGTATGTACAAGACATAGATGGTAAACCGATGATGCCTACGACAAGGCATGGGAAGGTTAGAAGATTGCTTAAATCAAAGAAAGCAACCGTGGTAAATCTTTGTCCTTTTACAATCAGGCTTTTGTATGATACAACCGGTTATAAGCAAGAGATTACGTTAGGCGTTGACACAGGCACAAAACATGTCGGTTTGTCGGCGACAACGAAAAGCAAGGAACTTTACGCAAGTGAAGTTATTCTAAGAAGTGATGTTGTTGATCTTCTATCAACAAGAAGGGAATTGAGGAAGATTAGAAGGTACAGATTGAGATATAGAAAGCCAAGATTCATGAATAGGATTAAATCAAAGAAGAGAGGATGGATCGCTCCATCAATCCGGCAGAAGATTGATTCTCATATTAGGATTATCGGTTTTGTATATTCTATACTACCTGTCTCAAAACTGATTATTGAGGTAGCCCAATTTGACACACAGAAGATCAAGAATCCAGAGATATCAGGTAAAGAGTATCAGGAAGGTGAACAATTAGGATTTTGGAATGTAAGGGAGTATGTCTTGGCAAGGGATGAGCATAAATGCCAACATTGTAAAGGAAAGTCAAAAGATCCTGTCCTTAATGTCCATCATATTGAGTCACGCAAGACTGGAGGAGATTCACCTTCTAATTTGATAACATTGTGTAAGACTTGCCATAAGGAGTTTCATAAAGGAAATATCAAATTGAAAGTAAACAGAGGTGAGTCGCTTCGTGACGCTGCGGTTATGGGTATCATGAAATGGGAGTTATACGATGAGTTAAAATCTTTGTATCCAAACGTAAAAATGACTTTCGGATACATAACAAAATATAATCGTATAAATCACGGGATTGAAAAATCCCATGTATCCGACGCTTTTGTGATTTCAAGGAATTTTGACTCCGAGAGACTTGGATATTATTACAAACGGAAATTAGTTCGTCGTCATAACAGACAAATTCATAAGATGAAAGCACCTAAAGGAGGCAATAAAAGGATGAATCAATCTCCTTTTAAGGTTTTCGGATTTAGATTGTTTGATAAGGTGATGTTTCAAGGTAAAGAACGCTTTATTTACGCAAGAAGGCTTCGTGGAATTTTTAATATCCGTGATATCAACGGAGAAAATAAGAAAGATATATCTTATAAGAAATTGGAATATGTCAGTCATGGATTGATTTCTATTGTAGCAGGTTGAGATTGTTAGGAGATAGGGGAGGGTATACGACTCCACCCCTATTCACAATCAATATGTTAATCAGATAAAGATATTTTAGCTAAACGATAAACTCCATTTTTTATAATTTAGGATTGAGTTTTTTTGTTTGTCCGTGAGGATCGGCAAAATGATTTGTACTTTTCAGTAGAAACATAAGGTTTGTTATTATTGTTATTTGGCTCCCGTCCGCTCGTGAGAGTAGGCGGGATTTTTATATCTTTGTGTCAAAACGATTTAGTAATGGGAAGATCTTGTTATGTTATAAAAAATAAGGAGGGTGGGGTAGATAATGTCCTTGCCCCTAACAACCAACCATCCGGATTATACCAAAGAGCGATGGAGGTGCTTGGCGACCAGAAGCAGGCCTTATCGGTCTGGGGTACGGCCTACTCCCCCGACTTCGTGTCCTTCTTTGGCGACTGGATGTCCATGTCATCAGAATACGATTTGGATAGTAACGGGGAACCTAGGTATGATGATGTTATGTCCTTTATCAAGCGGAAGAACTATTTCGTCGGTAATTTCATGGCCGATGAGGTTAAGGATATCAATAATACCATTACTTCCCTGGGCGTTGATAATATCAATGATCTTAATGATATGATCGTATCTAATTTCCTTTCAGGCGGTGATATATTCCTCAATAGGTACAATCTTGAGCGATCGGGGATGTATGACGCTGATGAGATTGATAATATCATGACTAACCGATCTGAGTATGAGCGGGTAAGGGATATGATGAGGAGGATTGTCGATTTTATGTCTGAGGGGGATCTCAATGAGAAAGATACATATTTCTTGTCCTCCGAATCAGGTCTTGGTGATGATTATATGATATATGAGGATACATATGACTCGTTAGGGAAGAGAAGAGCCTTGAATCCAATGGAGGTAAGGGATACGATCATGAGGGCGGTAGGCGGCATCAGCGACCGCCGGGAGTTTGACCGGGTTTTCACCTCCATCCCATACCCTTCCTTGGCGCTCCGGTATCAGGAGGATCAGGATTACGCCGATCGGATGTATGACACGTATCGTAATATGACCCGTATGGAGGTTAGGAATCAGGATGGAGATACGATTACCGATTCACACTATTACAATACCATACCATATATCAGTATGCCTAAGGACATGAAAGGTTTAAGGGATAAGGTTGGTGAGATAATCGATATGGACGATTTTAAGGACATCAAGGACGTTACTAGACGTTTGTATGACATAGCTATGGATCTTGCCGACATGGGCGTGGATATAAGCGAGGCGATCAGCGATGAGATGGTTATATCCAGACCGGAGGATATCCGTGATCTTATGGCGTCGCTGGATGTCATGTTATCTTCCATACAGGCCGGCAATTCGGTATACGATAGCTTTATCTCCGATCTTGATAGGATAACAGGAAAAGGGAATCCGATATACGAGGTTCAGGATACTTATTCTACTGGGGATAGGATGGTGTATGTAAGGTCCGGGAATACATCCCCTTCCGATATGTATGATAGGAGCATGTTGTATATGGGTAGGGATACGTACCACAACACAGCCCCGATAACCGACACCGATCAGGCCTATGAGATGTTGGCCGATATCGGGATAGAGCGGCCCTCGTACTTGCCGGCTGGCGTGATTCCCGCCGGGGCTTCCCGTTCCGATATTGGCGTGGTCAAGGATAATATAAAAAAGCTGGTTATGTCCAACATCTCATCCTCGAATACCGAGAACATGATCCTTACCAGATTAATATATCAGCATCCCGTAACCCCTAAGATGGATGATGTCGATATTGATCGGGAGTTCAGGAGATACGAGGCTAGGCAGGGAAAGGATCGGGATTTTATCAAATCCTGTACCTCGTTGAGGAAGATCCAGATCAAGGAAAGGTTAAAAAAATCGGATTTATATAATAATGTCTTACGTTTCCTTGATTTTAATGGATTTTATAATGTATCTTTGAACCACCATGACAGAAGTACGTTAAAAAGCATGGAGATGTCGTTGCCGGAAGGTCAGGTAAGGGATCTTCTGTTTGACGTGGCTATCGAGTCCGGTGACAGTAGCATGAGAAACCTTTTCTATCTGGATAGACAGGATAGGATGATGGATGCCGGGTTTTATAGGTATCTGTACCAAAGGAATCCGGGCCTGCTCCGGGAGGTCAACGGCGGTGTCGAGGCGAGACCGGACGGTTCGTTCTTGGCTCGTGGAAGGTATGATGATTTCGTGTCGTTCCAATCCGGCTTATATGAGAAGGTAGGTGAGACGGTTGATGGTGCGATATACAGGTTCGTTGATGATCTTATATACTCCGATCCATCATCATATCAAGAAAACATGGTACGAAGGATGGGTGACGTTACGGTAAGGAGTGACGATAACCGCCTGTCAAGGATAGAGGATAATCCCTCATCCAGTAAGATAGTTAATGAATACACTGCTAATACAAATAAGTTGATGCGAGATTTTTCGTGTAGTTAATCTCTCTTTGACGTCGTGAGACGTTTTCTTTCGAGCATTGAAACATTGGATTTTATAGATTTGCGATGAATCCGGGTCGTAGTGATACGCTCCGGATTTTTTGTCTTGTATCGGTTCTTATTAATCCCATTTACAAGACATGACGTACTTTGATGATGACACATATCAAGATCTTAGGCCTGTTAATTTTTGAACTTTGTAACGCCCACTATCAGGTGGGGTTATTATTAATTCAAAAATAAATAGACATGGGTACAAGTGGAGACAAAATCGTTTTGTTAGACGGTATGGGTTCCGGTAGTGGAAGCGCCACTAACGGTTTATTATCTATGATTCCGGGTATGTTCGCCAATTTGATAGGCGGAAATAAGATGGATCCGAACTTGGTAGCGGCTTTGATGAACGGTCGTAACAACCAAGACGGTTTCGGCGGGGCTAACGGTTGGTGGTTGTGGATCATCGTCCTGTTCTGGTTATGGGGTGGCCGTGGCTTTGGCAATGGTTTTGGCAATGGTAATGAGTGTTGCGCTAATGGTCTTCCAGCTCAATTGAATAACGACTATGGTCGTGAGTTACTGATGCAGGCTATCCAAGGTAACAGAAGCGCTATCGATCAGATCGCTAACGCCTTGAACTGTACTACCACTCAATTGCAAAGCGCTATCTGTAACGTACAAGGCGCTATCGATAAGGTAGCTGGTCAGGTAGGTATGACCTCTCAGGCTGTTATTAACGCCGTACAGCAACAAGGTTGTGAGATCGGTAATCAAATTAGCTCTTGCTGCTGCAATTTGAGTTCTTTGATCAACCAAAGCACTTGCCAGACTCAGCAGATGATCAACAATCAAGGTTATGAGAATCGTCTTGAGACATTGAATCAGACTAACACGTTACAAAACACTATTAATCAAGGATTGACGAACAATCGTGAGCAAGCCACGAGTCGGTTCAATATCTTGAGCGCTAAGATTGATGCTCAAACAACCTTGATTAATGATAAATTCTGTCAATTGGAAATGCGTGAGATGCAGAATACGATCAATCAGTTGCGTGATGAAAGGTCGGCTTACCAAGCCTCCGCGTTGACTCAGCAACAGACTCAGAATTTGATCAACCAGTTGAGACCTACCCCTGTGCCGGCTTATCCTTCATGCTCTCCTTACCAGACTTATGGATGGGGTCAAGCATTTTATGGAGGTAATTACGGATGTGGGTGCAACAATGGATGCTGCAACAACGGAAACGCCGCTATTTAACTCTATAAAGGAAGGAGGCTATTATGGCTTGTGTTTCTAAAATAGGGTCTCTTTATGAGTTGGTCACGAAGAACGTGGTAGTGACTACTACCAACACCATCTTCGGCATCAACCCAAGGATATGGCTGTCCTTGCCATGCGAGGGCCTTCTGCTGCTGAAAATCCGGCAGGTGGTTCCGACAACAGGCGAGACATTGCCAGTACAGATAGCTATTCCAGCGAACAGCACCGTATCCACGGTAGGTGATGACACATGCTGCCCGGTAACCGGCGTGGCTGTGGTGAACCCGATCAACGTGGCTGTGACCGGAGCGGCTATGGTTAACAACACCGAACGCCTTGTTTATTTCAACAAGGTAAGGGGTGTATTGAGGCTCATGGATTGCTGTGTGCCTACAACCGCCGCATCAGCGTCG